CAATCAAACATTGTTCCTTTTTATTCGGAGTGATACCCAAGAGGCCGAAGGGGCTCCCCTGCTAAGGGAGTAGGCCGTCAAAAGCGGCGCGAGGGTTCAAATCCCTCTCACTCCGCCAAAAGTCCTGTTTTAACCTTAAACGGTTGAAAACAGGACTTTTTCTTTTATTGATTGTTCAAAGAATCACAGAAAACTTAGCGGCCTCTTTTCCTCTTGAATTGACCTAAATTGATAGGAGTTTAACTGCGTTGCGTAGTGCATTGCGTAGGCAAACCCCGCCCTTTTGGGCGGGGTTTTTATCATTATTCGCCTACGGAATCGGCCTCCTGGGGGCCGTCGTAATTTCTGCGGGTAGCATCTGCGGTGGCAGCATCCAGCAAGGGAGCCTTAAAAGCCTCGTTGAACTCAGCGACAGCAGCTTCGATCAGAACCATCATTTCCTCTGCATCGAAGGGGATGCCCTTTTTGCGGAGCAGGATTTCGGCAGTTTCCAGAGCCTTTGCCAGCTTGTCTTTGCCGTGCAGGGTTTTCCACACCTGTTCCACGAACCTAACTACAGTGTAAGCGATGTCGATCTTGGTTTCGGTGTCGAGACGGTCGCTCTGCTTATCGATGTAGCTCTTGTAGATCTTCTTGGCGGCATAGCCCAGCATACCGAAAACAGCAGCCAGGATTGCGCCGATCAGTTCGGTGCCATAGCAGAAAAAGAAGTATTCGATAAAATTATAAAAATCCCACATAGTTTTTCCTCCTGTTATTGGTGCGCTTTTTGGTTTAAGTATTTTTCATACCTGTTGATAGCTTCGGTGACAGGGCCGTTACAGCCTCGCTCCTGCAATCCTTTCAGACAGGCAAGTACGCCGTAGACCAAAAGGGTCTGTTCTTCCTTCAGGCTCTTAATGTCGTCCTCGTGGTGCTGCTTTAACTTCTGGATCTCCTCGTCCTGCTGGCTCTGCTTGTCCACCCAGCGGACGATCTTTACAAAGAAAGCAACGATTGCGAGGATAGCACCGAGTACGGATGCGGCGGTGATAACACCCTGCCAGGTCAATGTGATCTGCATCGGTATCACCCCCTAAACCGGGAGTATTTGCAGTTTACTCCCACGTGAATACCCCAGTCATAAAGACCGAGTTCGCCGGTATTGCCCAAGACTTCGTCCGCAACTCGGTACATCTCCTCGGGGGATTTTCTGCTATGCAGATCTGCGGCTTTTCCGTACAGATGGTTGCTGTTCGCAACGCCGCCGACGTTGGCATTATGTACCAGACACCGTACGCCAGATCCGCCGGCGGTGACGATCTCTACAGGAACGCCCAGCCGTCGCCGGATTTCATTGCAGACCCGTACCAGTTCTTCTTCTGGTTCTTCCGGGAATCCGTCGCAGTATTTACCCTTGCACTGGCAGCGGAACTCCTCGCGGTCGAAGAACTCGCTATCATCCCAGAAGGTGCCAGTCGGTTCCTTTTTGTCACCGACAGGAATGTCGGGCGCAGCTGGTGCCGTAGGCTCTTCCCGGTTGTAGATAACCTCAAGAATCCGGCTCAAGGTGCCATTGCCGAAAACACCGTCCACCTTGATCTCATAGGCGCTCTGGAACGCTTCGGTAGCCTGCCGGGACTGGTCGCCCCAGTCGTCGTCAATATCCTTGTAGGGATAATAGCCGCAATAAGCCAGCAAACATTGTTTTCTCCATGCCTCCATAGCGACCCTCCTTACTTGGCTTTCCAGTACCGTTCGTCGGTACCAGGAATGGTACAGTTGCCGTCGATCAGAGATTCGTACAGAGTGCCGTTATAGTTGACGATGTCGCCGGTATTGTAGGCATCGTGAGCGCCGGAAGGTTGCGCCCACACAGGGTAGCCAGATTCATCAAGGCCGATAGGGGTATACAGTGCTCCTTCTGCATCCGGGAGCCAATCGGCCTGCGAAATATGGGCCTGGTTGACCCGGTAGAGCTGGGGATCTCCGACACTGTTCACGCCATAGGAGAAGATTTCACCCTTTGCGTAGTTCTTGCCGATCTTCCAGCTATCATAGACGGTTGCGACCTCCATAGCCTGCTCATCGGTCAGGGTACCGGCGAACATCTGCATTGTCCGCCGCATCTGTTCAGCTAAAACAACATAGTCCATTAAGATACCCCCAGCAGTGCATCGATGGTCTGGCGGAGCTGCTCGTTTTCATATTCCAAAAACTCACTCCGCGTAAATTCTTCAACGGTATATGCGTACATCTGAGGCTTGTCCTCGGTGGCAGGAACGACCGTAATTTCCGTGTTGTGGTACACAACATTTTCGGAGCTGGTCTTGTCCCACTCAGACGGCATAACCGTACTTTCGCTTTTGTACCGCTTCACGCTGCGCCCTCCTTGCGATATTCTTCATGCGAACAATACTGATATATGGTTTAATCCACTTCACGAAAAATCCGTAGGAATCAGTATGCTTAATCCAGCCCCAACGAGAGATAATAGAGAAAGCATCCGTCGGTGTTACCCGCTTGCCCTTCCGGGCGACCTTTCGCACCTTCCGGGAGATTCTGAGCATGATTGCTCGCCGTAAGGTGACATGATCCCGGTAAAATCGAAACCCCATGAAATCCAATGGCTCCTTATCAAACCGGGAGACACACCAGTTTTCTTTGAGGGTAAGCCCCTCCTGTGCAAGCCGCTGTTCGATCTGACGGCGCATCTGGTGCAGACGTTTCTTGTTCCGGTCGAAGATCACCATATCGTCGGCATAGCGGATATAATATTTCGCTCCCAATTCCTGCTTGATGTAGAAATCGACCTCGTTCATAAAGAAGTTGGCCAGGATCTGCGACAACAGGATTCCGATGGGTAGGCCGTCAGACATAAAGAGGATTTTCCGCATGAGCCGTAGGAACTGCTGATCTTTGATCTTTCGCTCCAGCTTTTGCATGAGCCTCCACGGTTTGACGGAGGGATAGAATTTCTTAATATCCATTTTCAGATAATACTTGGTGTCCTTCCGGTCGTCCCGTACCCACCTCTGGACGTACTTCTTTCCATAATGCACGCCACGGTCGGGAATGGAACCACAGGAGAAAACGTACATCCCTCTGTAAAACGGTTCCCGGAAAGCGAGATAGATGCACCAATGCACGATCTGGTCGGGGTAAAATCTGGGTTTCAGAATGTTTCTGACCTTGTTTTGCGAGCCGTCACAAATGGTTTCTCTGATATAGGGTGTCGGGATAAATTTCTCAGAGACGAGCATCCGATGGATGCGGTCTACATAGAAATCCTCATTGGCAAGGATTTTCTGTACATCCCGGCGTTTCTTTTTGCCCTTGGAGGCTTCGTGAATTGCCTTGTGGATGGTGTCCTTGCTGCATACGATTTCATATAAATTTCCGATTCGTTTCATAAAAATGCTTTCTTATTACCTCAATCGCGTTCGACATTTAAGCTACTAGCAACTGCCCTAACGGTGTAATTTTCGTCAAGCGACGAGGATATAGCTGCGGCATGAATTGATTGCATGAAAATAAGAATGGCGGGAGCCAATGTTCGCGTTCGTATTCGAGGCGAGGTTGTTCAGGTTCACGTAGCGAGAGCCACATAGACCCGCGTTGTTCCAGTTGCCGCCGACAAGGGCGACCCACGAAAAAAAAGCCCAAACGGAAGCCGCAGCTATACCCTATGAAATTGTTGAAGAATGAAGCCCCGGGGGTTGCCCACCCCCGGTCCCCCGGTTTTACTCGGGTAAATACGAAAGGCGGGAGCCAATGGCCGCGTCCGTACACGAGGCGAGGTGGTGCAGGTACACGCAGCGAGAGCCACATAGACCCGCGCAGTTCCAGCCGCCGCCGACAAGGGCGTAGTCGGTCTGAGAATTGTTAAACCACAGACCATCGCACATATACGTAGTCTCGCTACCGCTTGCCACCTTGGGTACATATCCGTATTTATCTGACACGCTGGCAAGATTGACATAGCCGCCGGACGTGCCGGATGGCACGATATTGGTCGCCTCGTAATCTGTACCGTCAAAATTGTACGGGGGTGTCATTTTCACTTTGATTCCAGCAGAACCGGCAAGGATCAAGCCTGCCATACCCTCCCAGACATTGCCCCAGAAACCTTCGATCCAGAAAACCTTCACGTCGGAGGTACCGTTGGAGCTGCCCCAGAAGGGGCCTTTATCCTTCAGCGTGCCGACAGAGATAGCGGCACTGTTGCTGCTGAGACTTCTGCCGGAGCCGAAAACCGCCTGAGAGTTATCGGATTTGGAGATCAGCGTGAGCAGATCAGCGATGTAATCCCAGCCGGATTTGTAGATAGTGTAATACTGGTCGCCGTTGCCCATAGCGTAGGTGACCTCGGTATTTCTGGTCTGACTGACCATAACGGAACCGGTGCCAATGGAACGGAGCTTGCTGGAAACGTTGGTACCCTTGAACATGCCCCAGTAGAACGCATCCTTTACCTTGCCGTCTGCGCCGGTGTGGGCGTAGGCGTGGTAGTCCTCGTCAAACTGCACGTCGGAGAAAATGACGTACTCATAGGAGGCATCTTCGTACCGCTTGACCCACTTGAAGCCAAAGAACTCGACCATGGCATTGCCGTTGTAATTGGTGTTGGTCACGTCGGAGGACAGGCCGTTGTCTTTACGGAGGGTCTGGTTATTGGGATCCAGCTCATAATCAACGGTGC